GACCCCGCTTCTGGTTTCTATAACCAAAATGCTCCTGGTGCAGATAGATATAGAATTACTTTAAATTTAGTAATAGAAACTGATTCTGCTGAAGCAAATAAGTGGGTGTGGTTAATGGATGTCGAAAATGGTGCAATCACCACCAAATACGAGCGCACTGACTATTCTTTACTTTCTAATGAGATAGCAAGACGAACTCATGATGAGTCTGGTAATTATACACTTAATCCATTTCCTTTAGAATTAAAGGATAATGTAGATGCTAGTAAATACACAGTAAAAATAGAACCTTCTAAAGCATACATTGGTGGATATGAGCACGAACTATTGCAACCAATTGAAATTGAAGCAACTCGTTCTAGAAATACTCGTAGTGTTTCAAACGACCACCTTACCCCAGAATTCGGACCATACTTTGAAGTAGAATCTGAAGGAGATATCCAAGGTGTGTTTGATATTTTACATAAAGAAAATGTTATATTTGTAACAAACTCTGATTACACAACTGCAAATTCAACACCTGATACTATTGCTGTTGCTAAACGTATTACCCATGTTACTATGGTTGGTACTATGTTTAGGATTTACTTAGAAAACGATGAGGGTTTAGATAACGTTGCACCTGCAAGGTTTATTGTATCTCAAACAAATCCTGGAGTATATGCTAAGTTGTATGTTCCTACAGGAAACGCAGTTCGTAAAGGTGTTAATAAACCTTGGTTATATGAAATGGCAGATATTACTTCTTCTGTAACTTCAGGACAGGTAAACTTCTCAACACAAAAGAATTTTGAATCGGTAATGACTGGTGGTGTTATGTCAATCCCTGCTGGTTTTACTAGTTTACATTGGGAAAGAGTTTTGTACTTGTATGATGAAAATACAGGTAACATCATTCCTAAAAACGGTACAGTTTCTGCAGGTGTTACATGGACTGCTGACTTATCAGGAAACACATCAGCAATCATATCTATTGTCGATCAAGTAACAGGTGTCGTGGATACTTCTTTAAACGGAGATACAATTCATATTATGGCAGACATGTATATGTCTGATGCTGTTTGGAGAAGTGTGTCTTTAGACCAAACTACAGGAACGTTTACTATATTAAATGAAGTATTAACTCTACCTCATGCGGTTCAAGAAATTGTTTCTATTACTGCTCCAGATAGTTTGGATGTTACTGATAGTTTTATACTCGACGGTGGTGACACAGATACAACATATAAAGATGCTACATTAACTTGGGACCCAGAAGACGGTTCTGTATCACAAACTGGTTCGTTCACTGTTGTGTTTAAAGCATTGACCTTTGGTAATATTTCAACTGCTACATATTTCACAGTAAACTCAAGAACAGATGCGGGTATTAGTTATTCTGACATTGGTGCATATCAAGGTAAAGTAAATCAAAAAGTTTATAGAATGTCTGATGTATTAGATTTTAGAACTTCTGATGAGGATTACGTAGTAGGAACATATTTACCTCTACCAGAATCTAATATTTCTGCTTCATATGAGTTTTATTTACCTAGAAGAGATAGAATTACAATAGACGACGATGGTATTATTTCTATTAAAGAAGGTTTCCCTTCAGAAACTCCAATTCTGCCGACAGAATTAGAAAACGAAATGACTCTTTATAATTTGTATGTTCCTCCATACACATACGAATCTAAGAATATTAACGTATCTCATGTTAAAAACAAAAGATACACGATGCAGGATATTAGATCTTTAGACCAAAGGTTAAATAATTTAGAATATTATACTGCATTAAACTTATTAGAAAAGTCTACTGCTTCTATGCAGGTGACCGACGCATTAGGGTTCGAAAGGTATAAAAACGGTATGCTAATTGACCCATTCCATGACCATGGTATTGGTGATATTACTAATGAAGATTATTATGTTTCAATATTCCCAGAAGCAGGAATTTGTACAACACCTTTCACTATGGCCGGAATGGATTTTGAATCTGGTGTAATGACAGGAATGAAGAAAAATAACCTTACATATACGTTAGACTTTAACGTTATTGAGGGTTGGATTTCACAAAGTTTTGGTTCTCAAGTTATTAATCTCAATCCATATGCACGTAAATCGTGGATTGGTTTTGTTACAATATCACCATCTACTGATACTTGGTTTGAAGAAACTTATGTTCCTGATGTTATCGTTCAAAACGAAAATAATAATGCCGTCACGCAAGCACGTGTTGACTTTGGCACTCAAACAAGATGGAACGCATGGCAGACTACTTGGTCTGGCTGGGCAGATACTGGTGGAAAATTCGATATTGACGCCGCTGGTGGTATTGAATCAGTAAGAGGTGTAGGAAACCGTGGTGCGTTATCTGGTGGATTCTTCGGTGGTGCTGCAGATATTAATTGGCAGTGGGAGAATGGACTATTTGCACCTAAAGACCATGGTATTACACGTCAAAGAAGAATTTGGAGAGAAATCACAAGAACTCAAGAGTCTTGGAGTCAAAAACAACAACAACAAACTAATCAGATCCGTTCTGGTGAGAAAAGTTGGTTACAAACAAATGATATTAGAACAGAGGTTAGTGATTTACTTATTGATACTTCTGCTATTGAGTTTATGAGGTCTAAAGATATTTCAATTGAAGCACATAAACTTAAACCAAATACGCAGATGCACTTTAAATTTGATGGTGTAGTAGTTGATAACTATGTAACACCAAATGGTGGTGTTCAGGCACAACCAGTAGTAACAGATGCTTACGGAAGATTAGATAACGTTGTATTTACTATTCCGTCTGAGGGTCTTGATGGAGTTCGTTTCAGAACTGGTTCTAAAGTATTAGAAATGATGGACAGTTTTGATTCAGACATGACTACACAAGGTAACGCAGTTTATACTTCTGCTGGTACTTTAAAAACTAGAGAAAAGACTATACTTTCTACTTTACAAAACGTTACTGTTACTGAAGCATTAAGTCAAAACCAAACCTTGACTGGAGGAACACGTACAGTTAAACGTGGTGGTGGCACAACTACAACAACCGAGTCTAAAATGGTGACTGAGTGGTATGATCCAGTATCAGAATCATTCTTGGTAACAGGAGAACTTGGTGGTGTATTTGTAGATTCTATTGATATTTACTTCTGGTCGAAAGATACAGAAGGTACGCCAGTTCGTTGTGAAATTAGACCTATGGAAAATGGTTATCCAACCGCTTCGTCCATGCCTATGGCATCGGTGATGATGTACCCTGACGATGTTGTTGTATCTTCTGATGGAACAACAAATACTCGTTTCCAATTTGCAGACCCTATTTACTTAATGAATGATACTGAATATTGTTTTGTTCTTATTTCAGATTCGTTAAACTATAACGTGTTTATTTCGGAATTAGGTGAAACTGACATTGCAACAGGAGAACGTATTAGTTCTCAACCATACCTTGGTTCGATGTTCACATCACAAAACAATACTACTTGGACGGCAGAGCAAAATAAAGATCTTAAATTTAAGTTAAACAAGTGTTCTTTTGATACTGGTGTTGAAGGAACGTTGCAAATAGATATGAAAGGGTTTGATGGTACTAAAAATATTACATCATTCACTCCTAGTTTTGACCCTATGGTATTACAAGGAACCAACGTCTCATTAGAAGCAATTGTAAACGGTGATACAAATAACGTATATACGGGACTATTAAATAAAGAAGATTTAGTATTAGAACAACAAGTAACTCTGACTGGTGCAAATACAATCGCAAATGGTTATCAATATGCTCCAATATCGTATATTGCTAGATATACAACAGATAATGCAAATATATCTCCTGTAATTAACTCAGAGAGAATGTCTACGGTTATTCAAAATAATGTTATTTCTGATTCAGATCCTTTATTGAAAAACCAAAAAGGTATTTACGTTTCTAAATTTATACAATTGTCTAACCCCGCAGAAGATTTAATTATGTGGTTATCAGTGCAAGAAGTACCAAACACTTATGTTAAGGTATTTTATGACACAGGAAAGGTTATTCCTAGATACTTAACGATTCAACCATACAGCAATGCTATTACCCATGGTGACTTTGATGTTAATGACTTTGAAGAAGAGTATGCGTGGGTTTACCCAGCAGGAACGTTCTCTCCTGAAAATATTATTACCAACCAAGGTTCTGCTCAGAGTAACTGGATCGGAATTATTGGTTCTCTTGGTAGTGGTTCATCTCATGTATCTACAACTTATATTGATGGTGATGACGAACCTACTAACTTAACTACAATGTATGTTGCTGATATTTCTAATATGAAATCAATTCAGCAAGGTTGTTTTATTTCACGTTATGATTTAGACGGTGTGTCGCATGACATTAGTTCTGGAGCAGCAGGAACTGATATTACTAACTACGAAGTTGGTGATATATGGTTTGGTTCTTGGGATGACGATTTAGATAGAAAGTTCTGGAGAAAGGTAATTCTTGCTGACGGTACATTTAGCAAAGAAGCAGTTCCTATTTTAGAAATTGATTCTATTGTTGCAAGTGACCATGAAGATTATGGTAGTGGGCTTGCTGTTATTGAATTGCCACCTGTTGAATGGAGAGAAATGAAAGACTCTGGTGTTGCTATTACTAACACAACAGTTGTTACTAATATGGAATTTGTAGAACATACATTCAAACCGTTGAAGAAAGTTGTAGATGAGTTTGATTCGTTTAGGATTAAAATTGAGTTACATACAACAAACCCGTGCTATTTACCTGCAATTAGAGAATTGCGTGTATTAGCAATGACATAAGGATATTGATATGAAAGAACAAAGATATGTAAAAGACCCTTATACTGGTGCGGTAGTATTTACAGATACTGATGGTTACGCAGCTCGCAAAAAGGTTTTAGAAAATCAAAAAAACACAATTCAAACGCAGAAGGATTCTAAAAAAGTTATAAATAGTTTAAGGAATGAAGTTTCTGAATTGAAGAATTTAGTAAGAAGTTTTTTGGATCAATAGAGGTTATCGCATGGCAACAGAAACAGGTTTTACACAAATACCATATGTTAGGAAAGACGACACTTTTAAACAGTGGAGAGAAAGAACTAACCTTATGATTCAACAACAAAATAACTTTGTGAGAATGCAAGAATTTGACATGTTAGGTGTAAGTGATACATTCGTTACAACTTCTATGCAACTAAATTACTCTGGTGAAACAGAAACAACAAATTAATATTAGGAATTACAGATGGCACATTACACTGGACACAAGTTTACATTAACTGAACTTAACACTATTGAGCAGCAAAAATCAGACTTTTTAGATTCTTTAAATATTAAATTATCTTCTCCTGATTTATTAGTTAAAGATATGGCACTAATGTTAAAATCACTTGAGGTGATGGAAAACTTAGAACACCTACCTGAATATAAAGAATTTATCCTTAATGTTGCTTCTAGAAGTGCGACGTTTGTAAACCCTATTGAATTAATCACTAATGGTGGTTTTGATGTTACATACAACACGTCTAACTTAGTACAGAACTCTTCTTTTAGTTCTGACGCGTTTGAAATTGAATTAGTCAAGAACTCTGGTTTTGACGTTCCGGTAGACTTGGCTCGACCTTGGGCAAACGGTATTGCGTATAAATTTGACGTATTTACTACTGAAGGCACTGAGATACTTCGTGCATATACAGACGGACTTCAAACTGCAATTACATGGTTTGAAACTCAATTAAAACCTAATACTCAATATAAATTTTCATACGACCTTACAGTAAACCCAGTAAATTGGGATTTACCTAGTGGTGGTGTTAATATGGTTGACCAATTATCAACGGACGATACAGTATTCTCAGAAACTGGTGGTGGACCTGATCCACAAACTATTGTAATTTCGGTGGTTGAAGACGAAAACTTAGTATTGCCTACTTGTGATGGTGTAGTAGTTGCTTGGGACAATTCAGTAGACTACCAACTTGCACTACCAGCAATGGAAGATTTATGTAGAGCTGATGATGCGGTTTGGAATTATGATCCAGGATCTTCAAGTTTTTACTGTGACGACGACGGTGACGGATACCCAGGAAACGGTGCAGTAGACCAAACGGCATGTTATTCTACTAACGCAGTATGGGATGCTGGTAATTTAGTAGATCCAAATACTCAAATTCACTCTATTATTCCTTACCACGTAGAAGCACGTGAAGGTGATACTCTTGTATTTACAAACCCTATCGGAAACTATTTGGTACATAATGCGGTATCGGACGACAATATTTCGTTTGCATCGCCAGATATGAATCCAGGCGATACTTGGAATTGGGTTGTAGATGGTTATCATGACATTTATTTCCATTGTACGTTCCATCCATTAGAGGAAGGTCGTTTATCTACTACCACTAACCACAGATTCGTTTATGCTGTAGACCATGGATTAAACCCAGGCGATACTATTAAAATGCCTATTAACTATGGTTCTATGGTAAATATCCCATCACTTGCTAATTCATACTTTATTAACCTAGTATTAGGAAATAAGTGTACTTCGTTGGGTGGTGCTGGTGATCAAACTGCGGTTGAATCGTTATACCACGACTTATCTATTGGTAATTTAATTACATTCCAGTCTGGTGATGTTGAAACTAACCCCGATGCTGGTGTTCCGATGAGTGTAACATTCTCTGGTGGAGTAGAAGCAGACACGGTTGTTGCTACAGCTACGGCCACAGTTGTTGGTGGTGTTGTGGATAGCGTCAACCTTGTAAATCAAGGAGAGGATTATAATTCTATACCTCAAATGTATATTACTGGTGGTGGTGGTTCTGGTGCCACAGGTACTTTAGAATTTAATGGTAGTATAGCAGAAATAACATTGACCGATTTAGGAAATTCTTATCAATCGGCACCAACTATAACAATTTCAGCTCCAGACGTTGTTCAATTTGGTCCAGACGCTTATTGTGAAGACCCAGCATATGCTGATGAAATTTCTTGTGTTGCTGGTGACGGAATTACTGGATCGATCTGGGTTGCTCCACAAGATACAGTTCAAGCAACGGCAACTTGTACTATTACACCAACGGGAGAAATAGATACAATTACTATTATCCAAGCAGGTACTGGTTATCATACCCCTCCAACTATTACGTTTATCGGGGGCAATCCTACCGTTTCGGCTACTGCTGATGGTGTTATAGATGGTTATGTTTATTCAATCGCACTAACCTCTGGTGGTTCTGGTTATGGTTCTGGTGATGGTTCTGTTGGTGTCGGCGAAAGAAAATGGGAAGAGTATGTAGTAACTGGTGTGCAAAAAGGTTCGGAAAGAATCGACGTGTTCTTTGATGATATCAATCAAATAGGACATACGCATACTGCATCAATCACGCCTGCCGAATATGTACAAATCGAGGCATCGAGTGCTACATTAATTACTACTTCCGAAGACGCAGGACACACACATACAGCAACATTCGACTGGAGCGCCTCTGCAAACGAAGGTGCTGGTGGAATGATATTAGTAGGAATGACAGGTTCTCATACACACGGATTAGAAGAGTATTTCGAAATCTCTGGTGGTACAAAAATTGAATTAACAAACTTCGGTCACTTC